TTCGCGTTTACTAATTTCAATAATGTTGATTTTTTAAAGTTTGCAACACCTACATTGTAAGCAAATGAAACCAACGCATTGAATTGGTTTTGTGTTATGCTTGAAGTCACGCTTTGTGACACCGCTTTGGCAAATCGGTCGGCTATTTCCTTAAACATTTCAAAGGCGCGTTCTTTTGTGATTGCTTTGTCAAGCATTGTCACCCTTGTTCCGTCTTCATAGTAAGTATTTCCAAACCCAATTGTTGGAACTTTTGCCGGACATAAATAAGGTTTTAAAACCAAACCTTCGTGTTTTGTAATTTGCTTATAACCTTCGTTATTCAGTTTCATTTTTGTTCTTTTTATTTAATAACAAATCAATTGTTTTTAAAATCGTGTAAATTATTGAAATACACAAAAGAACAATCTTCAAAGTGTTTTCAATGTTTGTGAAACTGACTGCCATTACAATCGTGTTCAATGTATAAAGTTTTAAATCATTGATTGACATTTTTTGCCTTCATTAATCGTTCTACAATATCGGTTGCGCCTTGAATTGCAACATACATTGTCGCAACAATAACCCAATCCGCACTTTCTATTTTCCCAGCGAATAAACCAAACGAAGCGATTGTCAAAATCATTAATTTTCTTGACAACCACTTCGTTAAAAACAAGTCGATTTTTTCTTTTCTACTCATTGCCTTCGCAATCTTTGTCGCAACTTGGTTGTTGTTGTGACAATTCTTTTAATGCGTTGATAATTGCGTCAACTTCTTGTAAATTAAAAACGCCTTTGGTAACCGCTAAATTAATTGCTTGTTCAATGATTTGTAAATTTTCCATGATTTGTGATTTTAAAATTATTAATTTTCGAATGGTGGTTGTAAAGATACAATAATTGGATTGATTAACAAATCAATTTGTTTATCTAAATTTTCTTCCATTGCTTCAACGTCTAATGTAGAAACCAACCAACCAACAACTTGGTCTTTTGTTAAGTCTTCATAAGGCGTAAAATTTTCGCCACTTGGCAAAGGCATTGAACACGTTCCGTAAACGCTTGAAATGAATCCTTCTTTTTCACCAACATAAGTCCAATGAATTACGACAACAACGTCGCTCAAATCACCTTCGTTTTTTATGCAATCCATTGCATTGATAACCCAATTAAATTTTGTCATTTTATTTTTATTTTAAATTATTAAATTACTACTTTTAAAACTCCGGCAGTATGATAAAAAGCACCGGCAGTCAAACCACCCGCCAAAGCGGTTGTGTTGTCCGCATAACTTGGCAATCCTACAACTTGAAGTTTTGATGTTGGACTTGTTGTTCCAATTCCAACGTTACCGCCGTTAGTTATTGTCATTAAATCATTTCCACCCGTGCTTGTTATGTTAATTGTAACGTCGGATGACTTGTAATATATATTTCGAGTTCCCCCACTTGCATTATTTGCCAAACTTATAACCGCATTGCTACCCGAACTTAAAGATCCAACATTTAAAGTTCCGTTAACGTCTAATTTAGCACTTGGACTTGATGTTCCAATTCCAACGTTGCCGCCCGAAGTTATACGCATTCTTTCGTTTGCACCATTTGTCGCGAACAAAATATCATTTGACGCTCTTATTCCTAATTGATTTGAAGCGCCGCCAACGATAGAAGTCGCCGACCCAATTAAACCAGTATCGCCATCATATCTGTAAAAATTTGTTGAAGGAACATTTATATTTCCATTAACATCAAGTTTATTATTTGGGCTTGTTGTTCCAATTCCTACGTTTCCGCCTTTTAGCAATGTCATTCTTGGTGTTCCTAATCCGTTTGAATATGCTATTTGAAAATCATAAGCACCATTCATTCCAGCCGACCATTCGTCATTACCAGGCGAAATATAATGAACATAAGAAGAAACTCCAGTTGCTGATTCTAATCTTAAAGCACCGCCACTTAAGGTAAGTTTTTCACTTGGACTTGATGTTCCAATTCCTACGTTACCCGCTGAAGTTATTCGCATTCTTTCGGATTCATTAGTCTTAAATCCTAAATTTAATCCATTAAATTCTAAATTAACATTTACACTTGCAGCGTCGTCAAAGGCATTAATTTTTCCGCCATTACTTAAACCATTTGAAGGTTGAAAAGCAATATTAACGTCTGAACTTGGTCTTATTTGAAGTTTTGCATTTGAAAAAGGCGTTGTAGTTCCAATTCCAACGTTACCCGCTGAAGTGATACGCATTCTTTCGGTAGTGCCACCGCTACTTAAAATTAATTCATTTGACGATAATCTTAAATTTCTATAATCGTCAAATGCGGTTGTTGTTGAATATAAATCATTTTGAGTAGATGAAATTTGAAATGTAATTCGTCCCCTTGCTCCGTCGTCAAGAATTTGAGCAACTCCGGCAACGTGCAATTTTTCAGTTGGATTTGTTGTTCCAATTCCTACGTTGCCGCTTGAATTTATTCGCATTCTTTCAGTTCCGTTTGAAAGCAAAAGAAAATCCGAATTACTATAAGTACCCAAACGCCCAACGCTATCAACTGAAAATCTAATATCACCACCGCTTGAAGATTGGATTCGGTGTTGAGTTGTTCCCGTTCCGTAAATGTCAAGTTTTACTTCGGGATTTGAAGTTCCAATACCTACGTTACCCGCTGAAGTGATACGCATTCTTTCGTTTGTATCTGTATAAAATGTATGAAATCCACCCCAACCAACTGAAGGTCCAATGCTATATCTTTGTTCACCATTTCCAGCATTTGAAATAATTGAAGCAACACTTGAACCACTTGTTTTAAAATCTATTGTATTTACAAAAGAACCCGAAGTCCTATTCATTGTTAATATAGGTGCTGAACCCGCAATTTCTAATAAAGAACTCGGACTTGCAGTTCCAATTCCAACGTTTGTACCATTGTCATAAATAATACTATTTTCAAGTGCATTTGTTCCGTTGAATCTTGGAATATAATTGTCCGTTCCGCTTCCGCTGATTCGGTTTGTATATAGTTCGGTAAAATTTTGATTGACTTTTATAAAGCCATTTCTTAATAAATCTCCCGTTCCGTCATTTGCCGTTGTTCCAACGTTTATTAATTGTTGTGCCATAATTATTTTATGTCGTTTTTATTTTTATATTATTAAGTCAAATGAACAAAAACCGGATTGCTATTTTCAATCGATTTCACAAATTTGCAATAAATATGTGACGCACCGCAATTAAATGTGAATGTTTCTTGGTTGCTTGTAATTGTTTTAAACAAAACAAAATGAACATTGTCAATGCTAATATAAAAATAAATAAATTGTTTGTAATCTTTTAAACCTTTGCAAGTTATTGTGTGTACTCCGTTAACGTTTTTTATTGTTGAAGTCGTTGTTGTTGTTACTCCGTTTAAAAGTGTGTGCATTTTTCAAAAATATTTTTAGTTTTTTTATGTTTTCTTCCGTTCGTTTGTCAACTTTTCTTTTCATATTAATACGGGTTGTCTAAATACCATTTGCCACAAATCATTTTTGATTTTAAAGGATTCACAATATTGTTTGAATTTGAAACATATTCCGGCAAATGAAATTTGCAAAGCCAACGTTCCAAACGTGATTCGTACATTTCCATTTTTAAACGTTGATTTTGAACTAAATAATCAACCTCAACTTTTTCAATTGCAGTTGAATCAACCGGATTGTGTTTTGAAATTCCGCCATTATTAATTTGATAAGCGCCGTAAAGTAAATATTCCATTGCCGACCCGTGAATAATGTATGGTTTTAAATAATCTTCGTACAATATCAAATAATCACCCGCCAATTCGTCGTTTTCAAAGTCTTCGCAAATCTTATTGTATAGCGTTTCGCCCAAAACTTCTTCAACTCGAATGCGTTGAAAGTCAGCAATTGCCACAACATATTTGTCAACGTCAATATTCCCGCCCAAAGGCGTGTTTTTTGTCAATTCGTCTTCTCTTAATAGTATCGTTGTCATTGTTTATTGTCTATAATTTGGGTCTAATGACCAATAATTGTTGGACGCTTCGGCAACTTGCGCAACCTCACTTGGATTTTGCGGCAACCTTGCGCCCGCTCGATCCGCTGGGTCTAAATCATTAATGATTCGAATTGCTTCGCTTACTGAAATCGATTTGTTATTTCTTCTTAAATATATTTTTCTTAACCAAAAATGCTGACAATTCACCCCACCTTTGTACAAAAATAAATTGTAAGTGTCCGCACCATTTGGACCGAAATTTGGATTGATATTTGCGTTTTGACTTGCAAATAAAATGTCTTCTTTGCGATATACTTTCGAAGCACCTACCATTTTGCGACAAAATTCGCGTGAATTTGCACTTGCATTCAAAGGCGCGTATTGATAGCGCACTTTAAATAAGTCATTGTCTTGTTCACTTGTTACGTTTGGAAACGATGTCGGAACGGAAGCCAATTTCAAAGTCAATTCGGTGATTTCCGGCATTCCTTCTTGGGTGCGTTCGTCAATCAATTCGTA